CCCCTACGGTGTCGAGGCCAAGCGGCAGGAGAATCTCTCCCTCCCGGCATGGTGGGAACAGTGCACCGGGAATGCCTCAAAAGTGGGGTTGACCCCATTATTGGTATTCAAGCGGAACCGGGAGGAGCCTCTCGCGGTGCTCCGGTGGAGCGACCTGCTCTCGCTGCTCCGGCCGGATCACCGATGGGAGAACCTCGCAGACGGGTTGACCGGGGGCCGGGTATGACGCTGGAGATCGACCGCATCTACTGCGGCGACTGCCTCGACCTCATGCGCGAGATGCCGGATAAGAGCGTTGACACCATCATCACCGACCCTCCGTTCTTCCTCCCCGCTAGAACACTATCAGTCGAGGAAAGATTGGGGCGGCAGGCGGTTCTCCGATACATCTGTGCTGCGGGTTTTCTCGGGAGGCTGTGGTCACTGAGGCCGTGCGGGTTCTGAACCCGAACGGGCACCTCTTCGTCTTCTGCAACTGTGACAGTTATCCGGTGTTCTACGTCCCGACGTATGACCGTTTCCACAAGACTAAGTCGATTGTATGGGATAAAACGCGGGTCGGGCTCGGGCACATCTTCCGGCATCAGCACGAGTTGATTATCTGGGGCAGGCACGCGCACAGCGTATACCTTGACGACCACAAACTGAGATCCGATGTGCTGAAGTTCCCGGCGACGCTTTCGTCAGAGAGAGATCACCCCGTGGAGAAACCAGAGGCCCTACTCATGGAACTTATCGCACCGACGACCCCTCTCGGCGGGATTGTCTTCGACCCGTTCGCAGGAAGCGGTACGACATTATCGGCCGCAAAGAAACTTGGGCGGCACTATATCGGGGCAGAACTTGATCCAACATGGCACGCAGTGGCAGACCACAAGGTGAACGCCGCGAACGAGCAGGTGCGGCTATTTGACGACGAGGTGATCGCGTGACCCCCTCCGGCAACATCCGCCTCTCCCAGCAGGGCGGGCTCCGCGTCACCATCGAGGACGTCGAGCACATACTGCCGCTCACAGCCGCGCCATGCCTTTATGACCGCACCGGGAGCGGGATGACGCCTCTGTATGCCTCTGACCCCGGCCCCTTGCTCTACGGGGCACCACGATGGTGCACGGGGCAGGTGATCGCCTCCCGCGACGATGGCGACGAAACCCCGCACCTGATGATCACCGTCTACCCGGACNANGCCCTCTACTGCCTCGCCCGGAAAGATGAGGTGCGCGAGGTCTGGAACGGGGCCCTTGACATCTGCAAGGTGGTTGGGGTTAAGGCAAGTGAGGTTGCGGTATGACCTCCGAGCAGGAAGGGTCCCCGCGCAAGGTGCACGAGCGCCTCGATGGGGATGTGGTCGCGGACCTCCATCGGCTGAAACTGAGATGGGACTACCGAATGTCTTTAAGCGATGTGATCCGAAGACTGATCGAGGAGCAAGTTGGATGAGAAAGGAAGAGTTCCGTGCATCACTCTCCGAGGAGGAGCGGAGCCGGTATGATGATCTCTATGAGCAAACCGCGTCCGCCGCATTTGAGCGGTTCTGGGCGGCGTTTGATGATCTGATCGCGGCGATTGCGGAAGCGTACCCGATTGATCGGTGGTGCGCTCGGCTGCAAGGGCTCGCCGTGAGAGTGAGGAGACTAAGATGATAGAGTAATGCCACACATGCCATACAAGCCATTTTAACCCCTCTTTTTCTTATCAGCGCGCGTATAGTCACGCAATCCATTTTGGAGCGCGCCCATGATAGACCCCACTGTCGAGCAGATTATCACTCTCCTCATTGCCCTCGTCTCTGCGCTGTATGCGTGGATCCAGCGGCGGCAGGCGGCCACCGCGACCGCCGAGCAGGAGCAGACCGTCGCATTCTTCGACCCGCAGAGCCAGGTGACCACGCCCCCGGCGTCCCTTCCCCGGGCGACCTACACCATGAGCGAGAGCACAAAGCAGTTCCTCCTCACTGGCCACGATGCCGCTACCCGGGCCGCGATCGAGGGGCAGGTGCTCGCAGCAGAGGAAGCGGGCAAGACTCGTTACACTGTCTCGTTCCCCAACGGTTACTACCTCATTGAGTGGGGCACGATCGTCGGCGGGAGCCGGGACTAACCCGAACAATTTTCCCAGCCGCCGAGGCGCTACGGGTGGCGCACCGGATCTGTAATCCGGAGGCAGGGGGTTCGAGTCCCTCCGGCGGCTCTCATGGCAGCCGGCCGCCCCCGAACCGATTACTATCCTGACCAGCACCCCGCTCTCGCCGCACAAGCGGCCCGGGAGGGCTTGATCAACAAGGAGATCGCCGACCGCCTCGGGATCTCCGCGTCCACGTTCTACCACTGGCGCAAGGAGCATCCGGAGTTCTGTGAGGCGCTGAATGAGGGGAAGGAGGTCGTCGACGCGAAGGTCGAGAAGGCCCTCCTCACCCGGGCGCTCGGCCTCGAATANCTGGAGAAGAAGGTCGTCAANGATGAGACGGGNGCCGTCGTCCGGGAGGAGGAGACCGGGAAACTCGTGCTGCCTGATGTCACCGCCTGCCGCCTCTGGCTCCTGAACCGCCGCCCAGAGCAGTGGCGCGATAAGCAGGAGGTCGAGCACAGCGGCGACCTCACGATCTCCCTGCGTGCCGTCGATATGGGGGTTCCGGATGAGTGAGGAGATCCCCTTCACCGCCATTAATTCCCGATTCCTCCAGGTCTTCGAGGGATACCCTGACGCCAGGGAACTCGTCTTCTATGGGGGATCCGGTAGCAGCAAATCCACGAGCGTCGCGCAAATCCTCTTAAAGCGGTTCCTCGATGTGAAGCAGCCTGCCGTCCGGATGCTCTTCTCGCGGAAGTGGCTCTCCGCCCTGAAGACTACCCTCCTCGTCGACTGCATCCGCATCCTGCAGGCGTGGGGGGCCTACGACCGGATCGAGCACAACAAGAACGACTCATATATGCGGATCGGGCAGAACCGGATCGACTTCCTCGGCCTCGACAACCCCGAGAAGATCAAGGGGGCAGAATACAACTTCATCTGGCTCGAAGAGGCGACCGACTTCGACCTCGAAGATGTCCGGCAGCTCCGCCTCCGCCTCGGCCGGAACAAGGTCAATGAGAACGCGAAGTATATCTTCACGTTCAACCCGATCGACGCGCAGCACTGGACGTGGACNGACCTCGTGCAGACNGAGAAGCCCGGGCGCATCGTCCGGCTCTCGACCTACAAGGACAACATCCGCAACCTCTCCCCGGACTGGATCGCGGACCTCCTCGCCCTCGCAGAGCAGGACGAGAACTATTATCGTATCTATGCTCTCGGCGAGCCGGGCATCCTGCAGAATGTCATTTACACGAAGTACCGGATCGCCGACTACAAGATCCCGGTCCCGGACTGCATCGGCATCGACTTTGGCTACAACAACGCGACCTCGATCATCGGCATCAAGCAGCTCTCAGACCGGCTGCAGGTGTGGGAACTCCTCTACCAGTCGCGGATGACCAACGCCGACGTTATCGACTGGCTCAAGGCGCATCAGGATCTCTGGCACATCCAGCCGAGCATCCCGCTCTACGCCGACGCGGCCGAGCCGAACCGTATCGAGGAGATCAAGCGGGCAGGGTTCAGCGCCCGATCCGCTGACAAGAGCGTGAAGGACGGGCTCGACTTCTGCAAGGCGCAGACCATCGAGATCCACTCATCAGCGGCGAACCTGATCCGGGAGATCCGGACCTACAAGTATCGCGAGGACCGGAGCGGCCGCGTCTACGACGAGCCGGTCAAGTTCAACGATCACGCGATGGACGCCATGCGCTACGGCGCGTATTCGCATTTCGGGAAGGGTAGCGCCGTAGCCATCCCCAAGGAGTGGCTCTCGTTCGGGGGCAGCAGATGAGCCTCGCCGCGTGGTTTGCGCTCGCGTTCGCGGCGCTGTTCGTGTTTATGACTATCATTGCATACATCGGAGGATAAATGGCAGAAGCAGAAATCACCGCAAAGGAAACCCGTATCACGCGGGGCACGAGAGCAGAGGGCGAGGTCGCGTTCCAGTCCTCGGAGAATGCCTACACTGCCCCGGACCTGACGCCGGAGAAGGCGTGGAAATACCTCACGGGGAACATCCACCTCAGAAACCAGATCGTGAACATGCAGGTGCAGGTCTTCCCGGGCGAACCGGCGATCTACGTCGAGGACGCAGACGGCGAGAAGGTCGACGAACTCTCCGCGTGGATCGCGCAGCAGGCCGCCCGGGCGCAGGTCTACCCCTCGATGAAGATCGCCTGGACTGAGTGCATGGGCTTCGGCTGCTCCGTCAAGAGCCCGGGCTACCGCAACCGCAACGGCCGCTACGAACTCGATGAGATCCGCGATCTCCCGGCGATCTCGTTCCGGCAGGCCCCCACCAGTCGCGGCATGGTCGCGCCCCCGAACCCCCTGATGCCGGGCATCGTCTACGACACCAAGGAGCAGCGGGTCCGCGTCTACCAGTCACAGAGCGACACCCTCGCGCAGGCGGAACTCAAGAACTTCTCGATCATCCGCGACCCGAGCACCGCGTTCCCGGCCGGCGTCGCTTACTGTCTCCCGGCTTACCCGGTGATCGCCGCCATCGACCACGCCAACCACGCCGCCGATCAACAGGTGCACCGCGTCGGCGCTCCGCTCATCTTCCCGCAGGTCACCGGCCCGATGACGCCGGATATGAAAACTTGGGGCGATAATTTCGTCAAGAAGTGGGGCAAAGATACCGGGTTCTTCCTCCCCGACGGCCTCACCTTCCCTGATGTCAAGATCCGCGAGAGCCAGACCGCAAGGGACCGA